CATTTTCTATTTCCTGTTGGGTAATATATTCAATAGCTTTTTTATTCTTTCTAATAATTCGTTTAATTCTTTGTTGAAACCAACGAGGAGTATAAGCAGATAGATGAAAACTGCGATTAGCAAAGAAGTGAGTCTGCTCTGGCATGTATTTATCCATGTTCTTAGGGTTAAGTTTCTTAGCTTCTTCATCTGTCAACATAGTCTTTAACCATTCAAGCACCAGTTGATTTGCGTGTCTTCTTATTCTTTTTGCCTTTCTTCCATTCATTAGTTAGTTCCTTTACTTTAGGTTCTTTAACAACAGTTGTAAAATAAGCCAAGCCTTTAGCATATTGAAATATTCTTAAACCATTACCCTCATTAGTATCTTGATGACATTCATACTTATGTCTGCAATAAAAACATTCACGAGGTAGCTTCATATTACCTGACACACCATCAGGTATAGGATCGTAGCATTTTTCAGGGGGTTCAGAAGATTTTAAAGCCTTCCTTACTTTACTTATTTTAGTCTTGATATTAGGTTTGTCAAGTTCTTCAGGTATAAATAATGCAAGTTCTCCTGTTTCTTTATTAAGGGCAAGGAACCCACCACTATTTGTACCCATAGCTTCTTCATAACTAGCTAACTGAGACATATAACCAAAGGTATCTTGCTCTGCTAGTGTGCCATCTCGGAACTTTTTAAAAGCATAGCCTGATGCAGTCTTAACATCAACCACTTCTCCATCAATGGTACAATCCATGTGGCCCTTAACACCTTTAACAGATACATTCCTTTGTTCATCATCTACCTTATGCCCTGCCAACCTAACCAGGAACAAGACAACCTCTTCTAAGATGTGACCATATAGAAACTTGATAAAGGTGGGAGGAGAGATAGGTATGTTACTTTCCTCAGAGTTTAAATCATACCATAGCTGTCTTGTAGGCCTACCTATATTTGACATTCTTAAAGTTTCAGTACTGTTCCTTGGTTCAGGGTGGGCCCAATTCTTTAATGCAGTCTTAATAGACTCGCCAAGCTCATCTAAATCTTTCTCAGATACATCTAATTGTTTGCCTTCTCCTAGTACAGAGAGCTTACTGTAGATGTCATCTACTAAAGTATCTAACTTTTTCTTTTTCATAGTGCCTCTATAGTTTTCTTAGCTTCCTTTACAGATGTTTGAAACCATTCTCCATTATAGGTATCTGTAATTTTTTTAAGTTCTTTATGTGCTGACTGTTCTGCACTTTTTCTATCTTCAAAATGTTTAAGGTAACACAACTTATAATCTCTAAAAGGACTAGATGTTTGATATTGTTTACACCTATCTTCAGCATCTATTGCCATGCCAACCTTTATCCAACCATCCCAACAGGGATTATTAATAATGTAAACATATCCTTCTGTTGTGTTAGCATAACCTTCTAAAGAAGCAAAGGCTGCACCTTCAAAAGTTTTAAACCTCCCTGCTTTGTGCAAAGGATGTGTCTTTGGTACATACTTACCATTAACGTACATTTGACGTTGTTTCATTTCTATACGCTCACAAGGCTGACAAAAATACATACCATGTTCTACCCTTTTTAATGTACAATTTTCACCTACTATTAAAGGTTTTTTACACATCCTACATGGTGTTTTACTCCAATCTCTTTTACTAATGCGTTTCACTCCAGTTATCTCCTACTTTGTATTCTCCATCTAAAGGACAGAGAAGATTATAATAATTACCTGCCGTCTGTATACAATCAACGGCAAGATTACCTACGAAATCTACTAAGTCTTCCCTAACTTCCATCTGCCATTCATCGTGAATGTTAGCTACAAACTTTGCGTCTAAGGTTTGTAATCTTATTAAAGAATCTAACATAGCTAAAGCTCGTTTCATAACGATAGCTCCTCCTCCTTGCAGTAAAGTATTCAATGCTGCATGAGGATGACGCACAAATATCTTACGACCATCAAGACCTTTTAAATATTTTTTCGTTGCTGCTCTTCTAACCTTATCTCCAAGAGACTTAAATGATGGTTTACTATCGAAGAAATGTTGTCTAAGTCTTGTGCCTTCTTTCGCACTTCCTCCAACCACACTGCCAAGTTTTCTATCTCCTGCTCCGTATATGAGGGCATAGATGAATGTCTTTGCCTGATCTCTTGATTCAAGTCCTGCAAGTTTTTGATTAAAGGCGTGTATATCTCCGTTAATGATTTCATTTGTAAACTCCTCGTCATTCATATAATGTGCAAGTATTCTAAGCTCTAGTCCACTTGCGTCTATTCCAACTAATTTATAACCTTCAGGTACAATCCAACAAGAGCGACACTCTTCACCAAAAGGACTCTTAACACTAGGTACTTGAGCCATGTTAGGCGATCTGTGGGCCATTCTTCCTGTTATCGTACCATTAGGTATAACAAATCCATGTACTCTATTGTCTTCTTGTTGAGCTACAAACCAGGAATCTATCTGTGCTATTCTTTTCTGTAGTAATAAATACTTAGCAATCAACCTAGCTTCAGGAATCTTTTTTATATTTGCTAAAGTCTTTTCATCTACCATAGGTTGTCCTGTAGGTGTAAATCTTTTTGGCTTCCATCCAAACTCTATTAAGTATTCCCCTATCTGTTTGCGTGAACCTAAGTTAAAGTCTTGAATCTTACGTCTAGTAAAAGGTGTTATGTCATCAGTATATAATCTTTCGTCATACTCTTCATCAGTTAAACCTTGTTTAGATAAAGTACCATCTTGTTTAAGTTTAGGTATAACTTCTTTAATATCTACTAACTTAGGTTTGAATACTTCATGTACTAACTTCTCTATGTTACCCATCCGTTCTCTTAGGTCAGCTAATAGTATCTCAGCTTTTCTATCATCAAACAGAAAGCCATGAGACTCTTGCTCCTTTAAAATTCTAGCAGTCTGTTGTTCCAAAGCAACACTATCTTGAGAGAAACCTTTACTTTCTTTCTTAAGTTTATCAAACACAAGAGCATTTAATTGTACATCTCTAATACAATAGTTTAACATCTCCGTACTGTACTCTAGGTAGTCTTCAAATTCTATCTTAGGTAGACTCAAACGATAACCCCACGACTCTAAGCTATGGCCTCCTTCTCTAACAGGATTAAATAATCTAGAGAGAACAAGAGTATCTACTATTGTTTTATTAGATAACTTGACGTTACTAAACTTTTCTACCATTGGTATATCAAAACCAATTATATTATGACCAACTAACTTGTCGGCTGATTCTAGTAGTGCATAACCCTTGTCCAATTTATCAGGAGGAAACTTATAAATCTCTTTAGTATCCATGTCTTGTGCTACGATACAATGTATCTTCGTAGCTTTAAGATCGTCAGTCTCTATGTCAAAGACCAAGTTCATTTTTGTCTTCGCTAAATTCATATTCTTCTAAAGGTTTTTCACTTAGTCTACCTGTTTCTCTATCGTATAACAATCTACAAGCTATTCCTACATCTCCTGTGTATCGAGATTTTAGTACTCTTACTGTTGTGGTGTTAGCTTCATCAGGATCATCTGATTGTTGATTTCTTTCGAGGGAGCAACAAACGTCAGAAAGTTGTCCTATTGAGTGGCTACCTCTGAGGTGAGAAAGGCTGACTTCGATTCCATTCTCATGTCCTTTGTTTCCGTCAACCCTTCTCAAATGAGACACAAGAATTAATCCTACACCTGTTTCTTCAACTATACTTCTAAGTCTAGTCATAATATTATCTATGGCTCTGCGTTCATCTCTTTCATGCACAGCCGATACTAACATGTGTAAATGATCTATTACTACCCACCTACAACCACAACCTATAATCATAAAGCGAAGTTTAGAAAATATTTCTTCAATACTGTTTGTACCAAAGTGAGCATGTATCCATACTCTATCTTTATTTTTTCCAGCGTATAAAATTTCAAACAGTTTATCAAGTTCCTCTTTAGAAAACTTCTCTCGTTCTTGATCTATATATATTCTAGCATTAGCTTCAATAGAAAGTATACCATCAACAGTTCTTCGCCAATCTTCTTCTAGAGCTATAACTCCTACATTATCCTTTGTGTTCATTATTAAATGATGCTCAATCTCACGAGTAACTGAAGACTTACCTAGACCTGTACCGCCTGTTAAAACAACCATCTCTGACTGTCGCATTCCTAGTAGTTTCTTGTTAAGTCCTTGCCAAGGATAAGGAAT